TCGTCAGCAGTAGGCTCTCGCCGCTCACCATCGTGAGCGAACGGAGGATCAAAGTCAGCCATGTTGGGATTTCCTTATCAGCAGGAATAGGGTTTCAAGTCGATTTCACACATCATGTCCGCGCCTTGAGTGAGCGGACCGGTCCAAATTTCTTCGCCGTCTTCGGTCACGAGTATTTCACCAGTCTCGGTGGAGAGAGCGAGACCTTCAGCCTCCCAATCCTCGCAGGCTGAGCCCCAGCCTTCGCCGAAACCAGCAACTGTTCGGGTGCCGAAATGCCATCTGGATGCGATCCCAGGGGCGATAGGCAACACACGAGGTATGATCTGCAGGATCGCAGTCTCTGCGTCTGTCAGGCTTCTGAACGGCGCCAGGACAACCCGCCCATGACCGGCATCCAGTACTGCGGCTTGATCGCCGTATATTGTCTGGAGCGCAGCTGTTAGGTCAGCCAAGCCGTAACGAGACTGCATTTGGTACGAACGAGAGACCAGCAGCCGTCGATAAATCTCGTCATCTTCGATACATATCTCCGAGATGCCGTCCTCACCGCATCCATCCCATGATCCCACCTCGCAAGGGCCTATAATCGGGCGATCCGTTGGAACCCCTTCACAAGCAAAACCATAGACTGGTTGAATATCGCAAACGCAGTGGCAACGAGGAAACCCCATACGGTTTCCAATCAGCGTAAGCTGGTCTCCTACCGCCGTGCGCAGGTCGAAGTAACTGGCTAGATCACAGATTGAAACATGAACCTCAGCCACCTTACGCATGTAAGTGCGCATCATGTGGAGCAGCTTGGGCGATTCTCTGTATTGGGTGAGGACTTTATTGATGCCGTCCTCAACCATTACATCTGGATCAAGGCAAGCCATTACGACACCACCACAACGGAGACATCATCAGGGGCGAGCGATGCCCGCTCAATGAAGGCGATAACAACGTCGAGATTTGCTCCTTGAGGGATGCCGTCTCTCTCACCCACAATCGAAACCACCTCAACGTTAGAGAACAAGCTTTCGATCACCGATCTCACCCGATAATAGGAAACGTTCTCCCCGTTCAGAAGATAGACCGATGAAAGAAAGGCAGCTTTCACGGCAGATGCTGCGGGAGGCGGGCAACCAAGCGCGTCACGACGGGTGCGAATTGTGATCGTCAGTTCGACGGGAACGTTGATAGGTCGCAAGATGCGAAATGACCGGCAGAACCCATCGATGACACTCTCTACAATCGTGTTGCCGAATACGATTGGACCCGGCACGATGTACTGGCGGATGGCTTCCGCAATTTCATCACCATCGCCACCAGTCACCGCCACGCATATACTCCCCGGTGGCATACCGTTCTCATCAACCTGACCAGTGTCGTTCACCCAGACATGTGAGTAAGTGACGCCGACCAAAGCTGCGATCGCCCTGTTGATGTCCTGAAGGTCGATGCGCGCTTGTCCAGCATTCGTGATAGCCTGCCTGTATTCTTCGTCCGTTGATGTTCCTCGCCGGATAAGTCTGATGCTGCCAAGCGTATCAAGACGCGTACCTTCTGCCTGATATGGATCATAGGACTGGTAAACGTCCTCTGCCTGCTCCCACAGCTTTGTGATGATCTCCGCCATCAAACCATTGATCTGGCCAAGCGGAGATTGAGACGTCTGAATAACGCCAGGTCCAAACTCGGTGATAAGTGACGCCTCTATCTCGGCAAGAATAGTCGTCAGAGGCTTTCGCGAGAAGCCTGTAGGCAATACGCCATATTCAGCCATCAGACTGCTACCTCTTCATCATATTCTGAAAGGACTTCCACAGATTTGATAATCAGCCCGCGGGTTGAACGGTCAAAAGACACCGAGAACGAAGTGATTTCAGTCACGCCGTCCGTATCCAAAATCTCTGCCTTGACCACACTTTCAGCCAAAGCCGGGTCGTAAGACTTGCCGAGGATCTGATCCAACCAAGGGACACCGGCTGTGGTGTCGAGAAACCATTCTCTCTCAAACGTTTTGAGGCGCTGACGCACGTGCTGGCCAACAGCCAGAGCATTGCCGACAATCGCCAGATTGCCGTCAGCGGCCAGATACAGGTCATTGGTAACCTGATCGATCGCGAGGCCTGTGCGTGGAATAGTCATAGCGCCATTGCTCTCAGTTTGGCGGCGATGGCCGCGAATTGCGCCTGATGTGTCAAAGGCCATATGCCGGAGGAAGACCCGCCGCTGACTGTCGTCGTTTCTGCGCCGAGTAGCTCCACCACCTGCGCCAAAAGGTCGTAGATGTTGCCCTCTGACCCGTAGATGCCGACTTTGCCGTCTGGACTGCCCTTGATCCCGAAACTGCCATCGGTCGAAAAACGAATGTGCATGTTGTCTGGGTCAACATTCTCCAATGGAGACTTGAGGCTATCTCCACCCACGATGGTTGCCCGCATATCTGACAGACTGAACGAGCGCGCATCTGATGGTGAGCCGTCATCATCCACGTCGTAATTGTCCATGCTGCGCATCATCGGCGCCAGCATGACACGCGTGCCCGCAGGTATCGGGAAGGTAATTCCGGAGTTACCTGTGCGCGGCTGGTCAATCGGCACTTCAAGCAGCACCGGCATATCAACAGGCTTGCCGTTGTGGATCGGCTTGTAGAGTGGCTGGATGGTGCCAGTCTGCGTGGCGGCGTCATATGCCACCACCTGCCCCGGGATTGGCCCCCATTGCGCTTCGCGCTCGGCCTGGGCCTGCCTGTCGGTCACGTCTCGTGGGTCGTTTGTGGTCTTGCCGAGATATCCCGCCATTATCCACTCACTCCCTGATCAACCTTGCCGCCCTTGATGGCTTCGGCAGTTATTTCAACCTTGAACTCTCCATCCCGGTTATCTCCGGAATAGGTGACCTCTGAAACTCGATACATGCCGTCAGCAGCATTCATCTCAAGCGTCTGGCTTTTGATCTGCACGCGACGGTTCGGCCTGACCTCTGGATTAAGGAGCGCGGATACCCGAACGCCATTGTCTGTAATGGCTGGCGTCCCGATCATGCCCGTTTCTGGCGTGAGCAGCACGACACCGCCCACGAAGCCGTCACCCGGAACAATCTCCAGCGTTTCGTTCTGCAGCGACCAATAGAACTTGTTGCTGCGTCCAAGTGTATCCAGTTCCCGTCGGCATGAACCGCACATGGAATAAGGTCGCTTGGTTTCGGCAGGCATATTCTCAGGGAATTTCCACTCCCCGCGATCGATGCCTTCGCTTTCCATCTGCTTGTAGATTTCCTCGATTACGTCCTTGGTTGGCGTGCCCTTCGGAAACGTCTTCGAGATATTGGAACGCAGCAGCGCTTTCTGGCCGTCGCCGCAAGATATGATGGTGACGATATCGGCGCCGTCCCGGCGGTGCTCTACGTCTCGAACATCGCCCTTGAAGATCACCCCGACATTGCCGGAATCGCCAGGCGGAGTGTACCCGGCCTTGAGCGTGATCTTGTCGAACTCCTTGCCCATCGAATTGCGATGGCTCTCTGTCAGGTTCCAGATGGATATCCGAGCAGTGTTGGACTTTGAACTGATGCCCTTAGTGATCTGGAAATCGATCTTGATTTCATGCTGTGCGATGCCGCCGGGATTGAGCGTTAGCCCGCCTGAAAATTCGGCCGACACTTTTCTCAGGTATTGGAGCATTGTCAGGCACTCGCTATCGCTGCATCGACTTCATCTTGGCTAGCGTGATAAAAGCGCACGGTGCCTTCCGGAAGAGCATTTCGATCCGGCACCACGCCCGGCTTCACCGCAGCTGCAAACATCACTCCAAGGCCGAAATCGAACGGCGCGAGCAGATCGATGCCTGTCACAATGCGCCGACCGTGCAGGACCGGTAGATCATCCAGTGACAGGTCAAAGCTCCAACGGTCGTTCGTAGGGTTGTATCTGAGGCGCAGGGTCACTCGCACGCCATTTATAATCGTCCCGAACTGCTGGTCCGCATGATCCGTAATCGTGAAGATGTTCATTACGGACCACTCGGCGTTTGTGCAGTTGGCGGCGGGGTTGGCGTAGAACCGCCGAATACGTTCGACAAAATCGACTGGTTGGCAGGTGCAGAAACCACCCCGGCATCGCCACGCTGGACTGTGCCGGTAGACCGATCGGCCGTCACAGCATCTCTAGAACGTTCAGGAGATGGCGCAGCAGCCTTGGTGCTCTTCTCGCCTCCAGCTTTGCCTCGCTCGTAGTTGTCACCATCAGGGTCAGCCGCATAAGCGGTTCCCACAAGAATGGCTTCCTGCAACTCAACACGACAACGAAGGATGGATGAGAACGTAGCGTCGCGCTCTGGGTCAATCCGCTTCACCAGCATGTTTTTGAATATCGCAAGTCCTGTCACCAGCGTGAATGGCACGCGGCTCTCCTGGAAGGCCACCAGAGCCCCGTATGAGGCTGTGGCATTTGCAGTCGCAATGTCGAGCGATACCTTTTTCGGCATGACAACAGCGTGATCTGTGATCTTCGATCCGGTCTCGATCGGGATTTCAGTCATCAGCAGTTCGGCCACAGGCTTTTCTGTGATGACGCAATCAATCGGGACAGGGCCAATGAGGCGTGAGAAGGCGATGGCTGGCATTAGAACGCATCATCCTTCTCAAATCGCGAGGCGCGGCCAACTGCCGCCTGCCCCACTGCCTGACCAATAGCACCACCCACGGCGCCAGATACGTTCTGAACACCCTGCACAACGACGCCGCCAACCTGAACCGTGACGCTCTGGTTTCGATTGTCTTGCTTGTTGTCGTTCAGAACAGCATTGGCAGGGACACCGCCGCCCATCTTGGCAGCATTGCCCTCGAGGTTTTCCATCAAGTTCTTCCAGTCGAGAGCATCGTCGGTGAAGCCCTCTTGCGGATTAACGGCTGGGCGATCGACGCGGCGAGCGCCGTCCATGTATATGAACTTGCCGTTCTCGTCGTATCCGCCGCTCTCGATGTAGCCTTGCTTTGTTTTCGGATTGTCGAGGGCTTTACCGTTAGAACCCTTTGCTTCGAGATAGTCCAAAGCGGACTTGGCTAACGCAAAACCGCCCGCCACGGCTGCCAGAGCAGCTGCCAGTGGCCACAGCGATGATGTGAAAACGCCTATCGATGCAGCAGCAGCCGTCAGCACTGTAGCCCCGGCGAGCGTTGCGAAGAGCAAGCCCAGACTTTGAGCATCAATGCCGGTCAGATTGGAAAGAGCGGCGGCGAAGTCGCCAATGATGCTCGACCCACCTTCCAGCCATGACAGAAAGTCTTCGATGATGAACAGCGAGGCAAGGAACGGGAACTTGATCGCCGCTATCAGGCCTAGACCGGCGGCGATGGCCTTGAACAGGTTCGGGTTGATTGAAAACCACTGTGACAAGAACTCGAAGTGTCGGCGCAGGCGGTCAATCAGAAAGATAGCGCCATTAACGCCAGACTCGAGCGCCGAGCCAAGTCCTTTCGCAAATCGGTCTATCGTGCCGTTGCTGTCTAACCTGCCGAAATAGTCAACCAGCATCCCGAGGCCACGCTTGGCTGCATCAAAGAACCCGGCGTCACCAATGCGGCGCTGGAAATCCACCCATGTGTCGCCAAGGTTGGATATCATGCCATTCCAGGTCTTGGACTGGCGGATCATAGCCCCGGAGAAACGAGATCCGAAACGATCACGGATGAACTTGGTAATCTCGTCCGATGTCTTGTTGACCGTCTTCGTCAACTGCTTGCCGTTCTCGGTCCACGAGAAGGTCACCTTCTTGCCTTCCTGCGAAGCGCGGATACCGAACTCTTTCAGGCGTTCGAACTCGCCGGTCGAAGCATCAGCAATCATTTCAACCGCCTGCATCAGGCCTTTGCCCATGGCTGACGAGGCGTTGCCAAGGTCTTCAAGCAAACCGGTTGTCGGATCCATGCCATAAGCACGAAGCTTGACGAACGCTTCGGTCAGTTCCGCGACATCGTAAGGCGTCTTCTTTGCGAAGTCTGAAATCCAGTCGAGTGCTTTTTCAGCCTTTTCGGAACTGCCTTCGATCGTCTCAAGGGTGGCCGCATAGCTTTCGAACTGGGCTGAAACAGTGATGACCGACTTGCCAAGAGCGGCAAGAGCACCAGCAGCGGCCACTCCAGCAGCAGCCGCAAAGATTGCAATGCGCTTGGCAGCCACATCAATTGACGCCTGAAAACGCTTCAGTTCGCCCTCGCCCTTGGTCTCATAACCAAGGATGGCGATCAGTTCGTCAACGATCATGATTGATTTCCTGTGTGAGAAACGCCACATTCCGTTCCACAACCGAGGAACCTTGAATGCGCGTCCTGATAGCTGCGGCACTTACTGCAATCGCCCTCCCTGCAATAGCGCAGGAACAGGCCCTAAAAGATATGATCAAAGCTCGTGAGGCTGGTCAGATCATCGGCACGGCTGGCGAATGCGGATACAAGCTGGATGACGCCAAGGTTGCCGAGTTTGCTGCAGAAACGATCGGGTCAATGGATGCTGGCGCCAGAGGCGTATTCCAAAGCAGCTCAGGGGCTCATAAAATTCGTTTGCAGAAGATGAGTTCTTCCGAGAAGGCCGCGACATGCGCCATCCAAGAGAAGGTTGCCAAGCAGTACGGCCTGACACCTTAACTCTCCGACCGGCTTGCCTCGGCCATAGCGCCCTTCAGATCAAGCGCTTCGTGTGCGTCCAACACATCAACCAGAGTTACCCACTTCCGCAGATCGCCCATCGTGTAGATAGGCGGCTCTGCGAGGATCGGTCGCCAGAGGAACATGTTCAGATTGGGTGCGACCTTGGCGATATCGCGCTCACTCAGCCCTTTGCCACTATCCCGCGGGTGCCACTCGCCAGGGCGCCGGAGAAAAAATCTCCGAACTGTTCCTTCAACACGAAGAAAACGACAGGAATCACGTTACCAAGCTTCCCGGTGAAGTCGCCGTTCATGTCGACCTGTTCATAGGACTTGGATGGCCGCAGTATCATAGCCGTTTCCACGACATCCTTAATCAGCGAGCCGATTTCCTTTGGATCGCAGTTCGCGAAGATACCTGTGATCGCAGCGACGGCTTCCGCTTCGCCCTTGGCCTTGGCTTCTTCAGTCGCTCCATCTTTACGGGAAGCGATAATGGCAGGAAGCTTGCTCATCGCTGGGCCAACTACGCGCATAAGTCGGGCTTGGAGAATGATAGCATCCTCGGCCAGCATCGGCTCTACCTTATAGGTCTCACCGTTGATCTTCTTTTCAGACATTCGGAATCTCCGGGTTCCACTCGCTGGTCCACAGCACCCATTCGCGGACAGTGGCATTCACGCCTTTGCTGTCTGCTGGGGCGGTCTGGATGTAGCACTTGTCGGCAGAGCCGCCCTCACCTGACGCATTGTCGATGAAAGCAAACGGGAACGCAGCAGTTGTGCCGCCGAGTGCCTGCTGGCGCTTGAGCTTCTGGCTCAACAGCCGGTGTGTCGCACTGGTGTGCTGGAGCTTGATGCTGATAGATGCCGACTTGTTTGCCGAGATGGAAAACAAGCCAGAGCCATCGGCTCCAATCAAGCCTGTGCCCTTGTCGGCGCCTGGGGTGACGATGATAGCGTCGTCACCATCCCATAGGCCTTGGATCTGCTGGCCATCCACCGTTCCAGTGACGTTGACCATGCTGTATGCGGAAGTGTTTGCCATTGGTCAGCTCCTTAGAACGTCATGGTGTAGTTGATGGTGACATAGTGCAGCGCACCTGCGTAGCGGAACCGAACCGAGATAGCCGGTGCGATGCGAGCCTTGCGCTGGCTGGCTGGTACCGAAAAAACCGAAGGAACGGTGATCTCGACGGCAGCCTCATAGTCGCCAGTCTCTGGGTTCAAGTCCTGCGCAATGATGCCGGCACGGCTAGCCTGCTGCATGACCATGCGTGCGGCGGAAGCGATCTGCTGCATACCGCTGTCATCGAACTTGACGCGAGCGTTGTTGAGCAGGATGCCCAGCGTTTCTTCTTCCGTGCGGGCGATAATCCAGTCTGTGGCATGGATTTCATCAAGGAAGACGTTCGGCGTCAGTGTGGAGCCTTCAACAACGAAGTTCCGACCGCCGATATCGACGTAAGTGTTCGCGCAATGGCCGGCGGCGACAGACTGACCGACCCCCGGTGTAAAGCCAGTGACCGCTGTAACAGCAGCAGAGCCGATGTTTACAGCCGCTACGCTCGACAGATACTTGAACTTCGCCGTGTACGCGCTTTCAGCATCATCGAAATTGCGGGTGGACATGTAGGCCGCGAGAGCGATGGCGGGGTATTCCGCCGCGCTGGTGTGGTAGAACACTGCCGTGCGGTCAACAGTACCCTTGAACCGGGCCGCGATGTTGGCCGTATCAGACGGGTTCTGCATCCCAACGGCGTTGCTGTCGATGATGGCAATCTTGTTCTTCGCCTGCACCCACGTGACCAGACCGTCGAGCTTTGCCTGATCCCGAAGCGCCGTCTCTACCGTGATCAGATAGAAATCGGAATCGTAGGCATAGATCAGGTCAAGCTGCGCGATCAGTAGAGCAGCACTCGTTGCCGTGGTTGCGTCGTAGTAACCAATCTTGATGGAAGTCGGCCGTGGGTTCTGAGAGAACGCCTCGGCAGCAGCCTTGTAGGCGTCGTCTGTGGTGAGGAAGTCAACGGCAACCTCTTCCAGAGTGGCATACAGCTTCGTGCGCGTGGTGGCGTCTACCTTGCCAGCCTTGGCCACAGACTGGAGAATGAGGATTGTTCCGAAGCCGCGACGGCTGGGAAAAGCATCTTGGCGCGAGAGCGTCACATTGACGACCCGCGAGTAAGGCAAAACAGCCATACCGGTTTCCTTTCAGGTGGTGGGCTTCAAACCCGTTCGAATGTAAATTGCGTCTGCTCGATTACGTCGATCAGGAAGCCGTCGCGTGTCAGTCCGCGCACAAACACGTCCATCTGGGCGCGTGGCTGCCATCCGTTATTGATCCAGTCAGGAACGTTCCTGATCTGCGAAACGCTATGAACGATCAGGCTCGGGAACATTGGCTCCATGACCTGAGAAAGCTTCATCGCTGATCGAATGCCGCGCAGATTGTCGGTTGGATGATCACCGTATGAGTGGACAGAAAACATCCATTCCACTTCGATCACTGGAGAGGCTTTAACTTCTGCCCCTTGATCTTCATACTCGATGGTCTGCTCATGCGCCCTAACTTCACGGGTGCTTGTCATATTGACCATGTTGTAGGGCAATGCAGGCATGTCGCCTGACTGATGCGATTTGATCGTGGTTAAGCCAGTTACAGATTTAACCCACCGCACGAGCTGGCTGTGTGCGTCACGATCGTTCATGGCGTCTTCCTGCCCAAAGCTGCGCGGTAAAACACGCCTTCATCGCGTGGCCAGTCAAACAGCACCCGGTAAATGATGCCCTTGTGCGTGATGATGTCATCAACGGCCAGCGATGACCGGCTCCAGCATATCCAACCCGCCTCGGTCCTGATGCCTTCCGGCATGTCCATAAGCTGATTGCCCTTCACAGGCTGGATGACAGCCTTGATGCTCTCTGCGGAGGCCACACCAGGCACGGCCTCACCGTCAGCGTTGTAGCCGCCGCCAGAGGCCCGTGTGCGCGTCATGGTTATTGCTCGTCTGTCGATTGCAAGGCCAGCGATGTTCATTCATTGACCTTCCAAGTGACTGCGTTGTGCATTTCTCTACTGTCGATCAATGGATTACTCGAGCCTTTGAGCGCGATCGTTACCGGGCTATTCGGCGGGCTCGACAGCGATGTGATCGACTCTTGAATGTCGCCTGAGGCATCAACACCCAGCTTGCCGAGCACCACACGGATGCCTGTCTTGCCGGTCAGTATCTTCGCAGCCGATGTTCTCATTGCCTGCCGGTACTTCGACAGGTTGGACTTCATGGCGTTGCGCATGAATGGTCGCTCTGGAACTGGACCACCCCAACCGCCACCCGCAGCACCACCACGAGTGCCGAATTCATTCCAGACTGCTTTCTGAATATTGTCCGCATCAGCCTCACCAGCAGGAAAGCCAACCTTGACTGTCTTTGGCCCCTTGCCGAAATGCTGGATGGCCTTGAATGCTGCGTGGTTTGTTACCCGCTTCAGCGTAATGGATGGCATCACACGACCAGAGGTGACGGAAAATTCTTCTTGAGCAGCAACCAGTACTGTTGGCCATAAATCGTGCCGCCGAACCCGCCATATGAAGATCCGCTGCCAGAGGCTGCCGCTGGAGTGGCGAACTCGGTTTCCACGTCTCCAACTTTGTCCCGTTTGATAAACCCCGTCCCTGCGGCTCCTTGGCCTGTTTCTGAACGGCCAGGCTCACCTTCGAGAGTGAGATTGTGGGCTGCCAGTAGCATCTGAGCACGCGCACGGTCACGCTCCAGCCACGTGTCGCCAACCTGATCAATCGCTTCATTAAGAACAAGCTGAATGAGAGCATCGCTCACAGGCTGAAACTCTGGGTATCGCGCCTTGAAGTCGGCCGGCGTTGGCTGGACGTACGGCATCAGTCGGGCTTCTCGGTCTTAGCAGGCTTTTCCTTCACGACAGTGATCACCTCGGCAGCAAGCCAGGACTTTACGATGTCGTTGTGCTGCAGGACTTCGAAGTTATCGACCGATACAGTCGCAAACGGCTTGATGGTTGGGCCACCCGGGACAGGCAAAGGCGCATCGTGGTTCGATTTAAGCAGGGTCATAGGGTTACCTCACCGTGGATGGGGTTATATGGCCTGTGTTGGCCGTGAATTATTCCGCCAGCTTTTCGTCAATCTTGGCCTGCAGCTGCTCGGCGGTCCAACCATGGTATGGTCGCTTGCCGATCACATCGAGGTAATCCCCGCGCAGCTTTGCAAGTTCATCGCTTTCTTCTGCTGGCTTCGATCCGCCCTTTTTGCCGTCGCCATCGTGGTCGAGTGGGTCAGGTATCGAAGGTTCCGCCAAGACTTCCACTGCCATGCTGGCCTGAAGGATTTGCAGATAGTCACCAGTGAACTCCCCCGGATCTTCGTGGGTTGGCCGCGTGACCTCACCAAAGGCCGGTAGACGAGCAAAGCCCGCTGTTGTCTCCAAGTCATATGGGCTTGCAGTCAGGTTCTTGATCGTAACCATCTGGAAATCCTCGTTGTGTAATTGGCGAGCGGCACGAATGCCGCCCGCTTCGCCTTAGGAGGCGGGTTTATGCCGGAGGCTGAGAAATGCCGTCGAGATAACGGATTGCCTGTGTGGTCAGCATTTCGACACCACCTGTGCGGAAGATGCCTGGGACCTGCCAGTTGAGTGGGCCATCCTGGTAAACCGGCAGGAACCGGTGAGGCATCGGCAGATGCAGCTTCACGAAGTTTTCGTCGTT